TGATAATGAGATTACGAAGATGATTACAGACCCTATTAAATGGGTTAACAACTTCAAGGTTGGTAATAGTTACAGAAGGGCTTCTTTTGGGTCAGCTAGTAGTAACTTCCAAATCAATCAAACTAACTCAGCTGAGGGTACTCAAGTTTGGTTAATGGGCGACGGTACTCTTGACTCTTATGCTAATGGAATGAGAAATTACATTCAGAATGGAGACCAAAACTCTACTAAGATGCAGTTAAATAGTATGGTATCCAATGATATTGAAACTGTTAATATAAGCGGACTAACATAATGATAATAAAAGCTAAATATCCCTCTTTAAAAAGACCTTATATGCTCTGCCAAAAGCAGGGCTATGGGTCTTATAGAGGTGGAAACGTTTCTAATGTAAACAACATAGATTCTAGAAGCTCTGACGGAGTTATAGAGAACGATAGACAATCTGATTGGACTTAACAATTTTTTGTTAAAATATAGACCTACAATTGTTTTTAAATAAAACCCTATATGTTAAACGCAAAAGAAACGCTTAAGAAAATTGCTGACGCTTTAAACGTAGTTAGTAATGACGAGCCAAAAGCTGAAGAGGTTGTAGAAACTTCTGATGTTATAGAAGCTCAAGACGCCCCTGAAGTTGTTGAAGAAGTTGTTAAAACTCCTGAAGCTACAGAAGGTACTGCTGAGGTTAAAGAAGAGGTTGTAGAAGAGAAATCTGAAGAGCCTAAAGAAGAGCCTAAGGCAGAAGAAAAAGAAGAGGTTAAGGCTGATGATTCTAGAGTAAAAGAATTAGAGTCTCAAATCGAATCTTTAAAAGACATTATAGCTAAATCTTTAGAACAAGAGGAGGTTAAACAAGAAGAGCCTGAGTTACCAACTGAGGAGCCTAAAGGTTTAACACATTCTCCTGAAAAGCCTGTTAGAACAAAAGCTAACGGAATTGGCTCTAAAGGTGGGGATATAAAGTCAAGAGTATGGAAATACATAAACAATAATTAATAATAACTTAAATTAAATTAAAAATGGCTACTACTACTAGTATCACTACAACTTACGCAGGTTCTAAGGCAGCGGGATTTATCTCAGCAGCTTTATTGAGTGCACCAACTTTAGACAAAGGTGGAATCACTATCAAGCCTAACGTAAAATTTAAACAAGTAATGCAAAAATTAGCTGTTGGTGACGTTATCGCTAACGCTTCTTGTGACTTTACTGCTACTTCAACTGTAACTTTAACTGAGCGTTACTTACAGCCTGAGGATTTCCAAGTAAATCTTGAGCTTTGTAAGAAAGATTTCGAATCTGATTGGTTAAGCATTGAGCAAGGTTTCTCTTCTTTTGATGAGCTACCTAAGTCTTTCGCTTCTTACCTAATCGGTCACGTTGCTGCTAAGGTTGCTGCTAAAATGGAGCAAAACATTTGGAACGGAGCTAACGGTAATGCAGGAGAATTCGACGGTCTTGTTGCTTTGGCTACTGCTGATTCAGACGTTGTTGACGTAACTGAAACAGGTTCTACTGACGCTTCTAACATCATCGCTAGATTAGGAAACTTGGTTGATGCAATTCCTTCTACTATCTACGGAAATGAAGGTTTAGCTATCTACATTTCTCAAGCTGATGCACGTTCTTACGTAAGAGCTCAAGCTGCTTTAGGTTACAAAGACCTTTACCATGTTGGACAGACTGCTATGGACTTCGAAGGTGTTAAATTATTTGTTGCTAACGGACTTCAATCAGGTCAAATGATTGCTGCTGAGAAAGAAAACTTATTCTTTGGAACAGGTTTACAAAACGATATGAACGAGGTTAAGCTTATCGACCTTGCTGACATCGACGGTTCACAAAATGTAAGAGTCGTGATGCGATTCTCTGCAGGTGTAAACTACGCTATTGGGAGTGAAATCGTTCTTTCTGTTGCTAGCTAATTAGCATAGAGAAACAAATATACGGGGTGGTTTAACCGCCACCCTTTTTTTAACAATTTAATATAAAATAAAATGAGCTGTAATATATCATTAGGACGTTTAGAAGGGTGTAAAGACATCGTAGGAGGTTTGGGTGCTGTTTATTTTATCAACTTTGGAGATGCTACTTTTACAGTAGACGGGTCAACTGACGGAATCTCAGGAGTTGCTGAAACAACACCAAACGCTTACAAGTACGACCTTAGAGGAAACTCTAACTTCGAGCAATCTTTGACTTCTAGTCGTGAAAACGGAACTACTTTCGCTGAGCAAACGCTTACGGTTTCTCTTAAGAAACAAGACGCTTCTACTCACAAAGAAGTTAAATTATTAGCTTATGGTAGACCTCACATTCTTGTTGAAGATAACAACGGGAGCCTTTGGGTAATGGGTCAAGAATATGGTGCTGAAATGACTGCTACTGCGTCTACAGGTGCTGCAATGGGTGACAAAAACGGATATGAATTATCTTTCGTAGCTATGGAGAAAACTTTCGCTAGAGCTTATGAAGGTTCAATCTCTGACTTTTCTGTAACTATTGGTTCTTAATCATAAGTAACAATTCTTAAAGAGCTTCACTTCGGTGAGGCTTTTTTTGTATATAGACAATACTTTTATCTGTTTTTAAATAAAGACTGATAATGAACTATATAGATAAAGACAGTACATCTACTACTCTAACTTTCAACACTAGAGAAGAGTCAGGAACTACGTTATCTTTTACAATGTATGAGGACGGAAATAGAGGTACATCTATTAACTTAGGTGACTATACTCTAGTAGACCATTCATACTATCAATCAGTAACTATAGACCCTAGTGATTTTATTTTAAAAGATGAGATTACTTATGAACTAGAAGCTTCTAACACAGGAGGTGATTTAGTTTACAAAGGACGTGCTTTTGTAACGTCACAGAGTATATCTGCTTATAAAGTAAACGATACAGACTACACTCAAGATAACTCAGGTAATAACGATTATATACTATATTAATTATGAATATTTCATTAGTAAACCTCGCAGCATACGAAATGCCTAAAGCTATAGAGGATAAAAGAAAAGATTGGGTCGCTTATGGTGAGGATAATGATTATTATAATCACTTAGTAAACGCCTACTTAACAAGTGCAACTAATAACGCTGCTATTCGCTCTATTGCTGACTTAGTATATGGAGGTGGAATCTGCATAGAGGACTTAGAGAAGGACTCTAACGAGGTTAAAGAACTTAGAAAGGTTATCGGACATAGATGTCTTAAAAAGGTTATCTTAGAGCGTAAAATGCTAGGACAGGCTGCTATGCAAGTTATATACGACAAGGCAGGCAATAACAGAAAGGTAGTTAAAATTAAACATTTCCCTATATCTACTTTAAGACCTGAGAAAATGAATAGCGAAGGCGTAATAGAAGCTTACTACTATCACCCTGATTGGGCTAATAAAAAGCCTTCTGATGAGCTTAAAAGAATACCTACATTTAACAACTCAACTGAGGCTGTAGAATTATTTGTAATAAAACCTTATGTGTCTAATTACTACTACTTCTCACCTGTTGACTATAGCGGCTCTTTACCATATTGTGAGCTAGAAAATGAAATCTCAGACTACTTATTAAACGAGGCTAAGAACTCTTTTAGCGGAACTAAAGTAGTAAATTTTAATAATGGTGTACCTGATGCAGAGCAAAGACGTGAAATCACTAGAAAAGTTAAGTCACAACTAACAGGCTCTAGAGGTCAAAAAGTAATCGTTGCTTTTAACGAGAATGCAGAGTCACAGACATCTGTAGAGGATATATCTTTAAATGATGCTCCTGAGCACTATAGTTATTTAGCTAATGAGTGTAGAGATAAAATCTTAGTAGGTCACAGAGTAACTTCTCCAATGCTTTTAGGTATTAAAGACACAGGAAATGGTTTATCATCTAACGCTGACGAGATTAAGAACGCTTCTCAGTTATTTAACTCAACTGTGATAGGTTATTATCAAGAAGAGGTAGCTGAAGCTATTGAAGAGATTTTAGAGGTAAATGGTGAAGCTCCTGAGCTTTATTTTATTACATCTCAGCCTATTGAATTTACAGAAGAGAATCAGGGAGAAGGTAAAGAAGAAGGGGAAAAAGAAGAAGCTGTAAAAGAAGCTAACGATAAAGACAAAGAAGAATATAATAAAGAACAAAACCTAAGCTCTCATTTAGAGGTAAGCCCTAATTTTATTAAGGATGCTTTAGAGCTTTACGAAAACAGAAGAGATAATGTGTAAAGGTATAAATGGTTTAGCTGACATATTTGTATACTTAGAGAAAAGCGGTGAGCTTATCAATGAAGATGAGTGGCACTTAGCAGATGCTAGGATTGACCTCAATGAAACTGAGGACGAAGATATTGAAGCTATGCTTAACACTACGCTAGACGTAAGTCTATCTATAAGCTCAGGAACTGCTAGACCTTATCAAGATAGTGTTCAAGATACTAAACTGATAAAAGTTCGTTACAGATACGCTAAAGGCTCTAAGAGGCACGGTACAAGAGGTAAGAGCTCTAGAGACTTCTGTAGATTAATGCATAGGAGCAATAAAGTTTACCGTAAAGAGGATATTCTTAAAATGCAGAAGGACGGAGTAAATTCTAAGTTAGGTCATAATGGTCAAGCCTACTCAATTTGGAGACATAAAGGCGGTGTGAACTGCTACGATACTTGGGAACGACTAGTATATATAAAGAAAAGAGATTCAGAAGGTAAGATAATAGACTCTAAGGGTATAAAAGATACTGAAAAAATAAGTGTAAATAAAGCAAAGAAGAATGGCTTTGACCCTAAGAGAAAGAAATTTAAAAACGACAAAAGAGTTGCAGAGGCTCAAATAGATAGAAGAGATAAAGGACATCATCCTAATTACTTTAAGAAATAATTATGAAAGCACTATTAATAAACAGAGAGGATTTAATCAAAAGAACTGCTTTAAGTGGAAACTTAGATTTAGATAAAATAATTCACTATATAGAGATAGCTCAGGATTTACATATTGAATCTTTAATAGGTACTCAGCTACTCACCAAGCTAAAGAGTGACATCATAGCAGACTCTCTAAGCGGTTTATATGAAACTTTGGTAGTAGACTATATAAAGCCTGTATTAGTTCAGTATACGTTCTTAGAGTTCTTACCATTCGCTCAATATACATTAGGTAACAAAGGTATCTTTAAACACACTAGCGAAGCTTCTAACCTACCTTCTGTAGAAGAGATTGATAAAATGAAAGAAGTTTCTAGGGATACTGCTCAGCACTACGCTAAGAGATTAAATGACTACCTAGAGCATAACTCTGAATTATATCCTGAGTATTTATCTAATACTGATGAGGATATCAGACCGAATAGAAACCCATTATTTGGAGGTTGGGAATTATAATTAATAACTAAATAAACCCCTAAGATGACTTTTAACGACTTATATATGGATTGGAAATCTACATTTATAGTGAACTTAACTACTATAGGGCTATCTATGACAGCTATTGACGTAGGTCTTAAATATGGTGCTATGGTTGTAGGTATTGTGTGGACTGTAGTACAAATTATAAACGGAGTCTATTCTATAGTAGATAGAAACAAAAGAATAAGAAGAGCTTATAAGATATATAAGAAAAAGAAAAAGAAGTGACAAATAACTTTAAAATACACGAATTTAAATGTAAGTGTGGCTGTGAGATGCCTAGTGATGTTTTAGAGAACATTAAAGAACTAGCTGACAATCTACAAGTTGTAAGAGATATGTTAGGTGAACCTATTAAGATTAACTCTGCTTATAGGTGTGAATCTCACAATAAGCGTATTGGAGGAACTAAATTTTCACAACATATAAAAGGTAAAGCTGCTGACATAGTAGTAAGTAATATAAGACCTGAGAAAGTTGTAATAGCTCTAGATAAAATGCAAGATGCAGGTTTTATAAAAAAAGGTGGTATAGGAGCATACCAAACTTTTACACACGTAGATATAAGAGGATATCAAGCTAAATGGTAATATTATGAGTGACGATAAGAAAAAAAAGACATATAAAGAAATACATGGCACAACTAGAGTTGGAGACTTCTTACGTAGTTTAAACTTTAAGAAAGTAGCTGAAGTTATAGGAAACGTAGCTACAGGAGACGTTAAAGGAGCTATAGAGGCACTTTCTGACAAAGAACAAGAGCTAAGCCCTGAACAAAGAGAATATGCCTTAAAACTCATTGAATTAGATTTAGAAGATATGAAAGGTGTTACACAGCGTTGGTCATCTGATATGCAGTATGGCACTATATTGTCTAAGAACGTTAGACCTTTAACATTGATATTTCTAACATTATCAACAGTAGCTTTAATAGTAGCTGACTCTCAAGGTATATCTTTTAACGTAGATACAGAATGGATTGACTTACTTAAATCACTCTTAATAACTGTATTTGTAGCTTATTTTGGTGGGCGTTCTTTTGAGAAGACGAAGCGTCTATAGTCGCACTATATAACATTCCCTTAATACATTTTACTTTAAAAAGCGGTAAACTTTAAAAGACGCTTACTTTGTCTTGGCGGTAAACTCTAAAAGTGCGGTTTACTTTAGCTGTAAGTTTGTTTTTGTTATATATTTATTCTCGAACTCAAGCAACAGACGAAGCTTTCGTCCTCGAAACTTTTGCGAAGTTACAAAAAAAAATTGACATATGCAAGTAATTTGATAACTATTTTTACTTTCATTCTAAAATCCTTCTTAAAGTTAGTTAAATTTACTATGCATACATAATAATTAGAAAAACATACTAAAAAACCATACATTAACCATACAAAAAGTGTTTTTAAAGAAACTCCCTTTTTATTTTCATAGGTTTTAGGTTTTAAAGGTTAGTGTAAAGGGGAGCGTAGAATTTAGGGGTTTTGACTACGCTCTCTACTAACGTTTTTAAAGATTATATATGCCAAGAGCACCAAAAATATCTACATTAAAAAAGAAACTTGACAAAGTACATTCTTACTATGTACGTTTAAGAGATACAGACTCAGACGGTTATGGTGATTGTGTTTCTTGTGGAACTACTTTAGAGTGGAGTCAAGGACAAAACGGACATTTCAGACCTAGACAGCACTTATCTACACGTTGGGAGGACACTAACACTCATTTACAATGCTCAAGATGTAATTGTTGGGGTGGTGGAGAATCATATCTATACGCTAAAGAGTTAGACCATAGATACTATGAAGGTAAAGCTGATGAATTAGTAGCTCAATCTAGAGAGTTTAAAAAGTTTATGGTTTTTGAATACCAAGAACTAATAGCTGAATACACAGAAAAGTGTAAAGAATTGCTTAAGGATAAGTCTTTTGACCTTAAGTTGTAACCTGTAAATATAAATTTTCGTAAAATTTTCGTAAGTTTTTTTGTTTTATATGTAACAATATGTATATATTTGTCGTATAATTAAAAAACACTATGATACATTCAGTAGAAAGATTAGCACAAAGAGTATTAAACGTAGATACTTTAGATGTAGTAAAGGAAACTACTACAGCTAACTATACTAAGATAGGTGAGTATAAAGTTACAGAACTTATTAAGAGTCAGATATCTAATAAAGTATATGAGATTAGAAATAAAGACTTCGGTAATAGAGATTACGGAGTTCTTATACATAACTTCGGTAAGGTTGTTAGCTTACACGATTCTAATGGTGAGTCAAATGGTGATAGCTTGTATGCTATAGTAAGAAATAACGAGATATTTACTATTTGCTTTGTAAAGTCTTATACAGGGTTTGGTTCACTAGAATCTAAGCTTAGAGTAGACGGAATTATCAAAAAACTAAAAAACTTTAAAAAGAAATAAAATGGAATACACATCAGGATTGACTTATATGATAGTAGAGCAAGGTAATAACGTCTTTAAATACCTTTTAAATGACTTATCACCTGCCTTTGAGAACACTTGCAACGACATACTTAAGATACACTCTAAGGATGCCTTAGTTTACTTTGCAGACGTAAAAGAAGTAGAGAGTAATAAATTTCCACAAACTAAAATAGTATAAAACAACTTAAATAAAAACCCTATGAAAAAAACAATTTTAACTTTAATCGTTATAATATCATTAAGCTCTTACTCTCAATGTAGTAAAGCTAAGGATAAATGGAACGGATTCACCTTTTATATACCTACATATACAAAGCATTTTGTAGAATCTAAAAGATATGATGTATCTAGTACAGGCTCTCAAGGAGGTGACAGAGGTTTAATAGTTAGTTATAGTAAAAAAAAGACTCACTATTCTATAGGATACATGAAAAACAGCTACGGTGATTGGAGTAAGTTAGCTATGTTCGGCTATACGTTAACGCAGAACAGGAGTAATCAATTGACTATAAATATAGGTATTGCTGATAATTACGCAGGAGCTTATAGTCAAGAAGTTAATATGAAAGTATATAAAAATATATTTCCTGAGTTTATGATTAATAATAACATACTAGGTGTTTTAGCTTTATCTTATAAAAAAGACATATTTAAGGTAGTAAACTCTAATATAGGGCTTCAGCTTAACGTTTCTCCTATATATGTAAATGCAGGTGTATTTGTAAAACTTTAAAAAATAAATCAAAAAAAGCTTGCATATGTCATTTATATTTCGTACGTTTGCACAGAATTAATAAAAACCTAAAATAATAATTTATGAATCTAAGTGAAAAACTAAGTAAAGTCCAAGTAGAGCTTAAAGTAGCTAAAACCAAAACTAACAAGTTTGGTGGCTACAAGTTTCGTTCTGCTGAGGACATTCTAGAGGCTCTAAAGCCTTTAAACGAAAAGTATGGAGTTTACTTCATTATTCGTGAGGAGCTTATCTCAGACGCTGTAATTAAGTCTGAAGCTACTATCTTTGATTTAGAAGGCTCATCTATTAGCTCTACAGCTATAGTAGGAGTTGACCTAAACCAAAAAGGTATGGCTACAGCACAGCAGTACGGTTCTGCAAGTTCTTACGGTAAGAAGTATGCTCTAGGCAATCTATTATTGATTGACGACACAGCAGACGCTGACGCTACAAATACGCATGGAAAAAAACAAACGACTACAGCAAGAGCTGAGCTAAAAGAAAACTCCGAAGCGTATGTTAAAGTAGTAACAGCTCTCAAGTCAGGTAAGTTCACCGTAGCTGACGTTAAAGCTAAATATGTACTAAGCTCGGCAATAGAGTCTAAACTTGCAAATCTTTAATATTAATTTTAAAACCTAAAAAAAATGAGTGCAATTATCAATTTTTCAATCAAAAAAGACAAATTAACTTTTAACGACAAAGGCTATGCTAATGTAACTATGTTCTTAGATGATGAGACTAACCAATGGGGTCAAAACGCTGCGGTTATTATGTCACAAACTAAAGAGCAAAGAGAAGCTAAAGAAGCTCGTACATATATAGGAAATGGACGTGTAGCCTATGTATCTGACAGCGGCGTAGTTGTTGGAGAAAAAGTAGAGCAAGGGGTTACTGCTGATGAGCAATCTACAGCAGGCAGAGAGACTCCTGACTTACCTTTTTAAGTTAGACACAAAAGAAAGTACCTTAATTAAATTAGAAACCCTAAAAACCCTATAAATGATTTCAAACGCAAATAACATCAAAGAGAAACTATTAGACGTAAAATACGACCGTATTGAACAAGGTCTTAAGTTGGATGTACCTGAGTTTGATGAGTGGTTAAGATTTAAGAGAGGTGCTTTCAATATTTGTGTAGGACACGCTAACACAGGTAAAACTACAGTAATCATCTATCTAATGGTAGCATATGCTTTAAAGCACAACTTGAAGTGGTTAATATTCTCTTCAGAAAACACAGACTATTCTATAGCTAGAAAGATTATTGAGTTTAAATTAGCACAGCCTATACAAAAGATACCTGACGCTACAATAGAGTCAGAATTAGAGTGGATTAACGACCATTTTAAAATCATTCAGGTAGACAAAATATATACAGCTCGAACACTACTCAAGTTAGCTCAAGACATCAAAAACGCTTGGAACTATGACGGATTCTTAATAGACCCTTATAACTCCTTAGCTAAAGATTCTCAGCTAATACGCTCAGTAGGTGGGCACGAATACGACTATCAAATTGCTTCTGAAATGAGATTATTTTGTAAAGAGAACAATGTTTCGGTGTGGCTAAATACCCACGCTGTAACTGACGCTCTACGTAGAGTTCACGATAAAGACCACGAATTTGCAGGGCATCCTAAACCTCCAACAATGGCTGACGTCGAAGGTGGTGGTAAATGGGGTAACCGAGCAGATGATGTAATAACGGTGCATAGATATACTCAACATCCTGAAAGGTGGATGATTTCTGATATACACGTTAGAAAGGTAAAAGAAACTGAAACAGGAGGACGTCCGACTAATATGGACTCACCTATCTCGATGAGAATGCAGGTAGGAAACACAGCATTTACTGTAGCAGGTCAAGACCTTATTGACGTTAAAAAACAGGAACAAGAGCCTAAGATTGATTTTGACAAGCATGCACCAACAGAGTTGAATCCTAATTTATTTTAAAAATGGATATATTTATTTTCACATATATAGTATTAGCTTTTGCTTTAGTAAGAACTTATGCTATGCACAAAAACGCTTTATTTGAAGTAAGTCTTATTAAGGGCTTCTATTTTGGAGCAGATTACGACTCAATAGAAACAGAGGAGTATACAGTAAACTATTTACAAGTTATACTTTTTTGTGTGGCTTTCACTATTAAATACGTAGATAATGAATAATGTAAACAAAGCTTTAGAGCTTATATCTAAACACCATAAAGAGTGCAAAGAAATGGTTTTAGCTATTGCAGGTAATTTACCTAGAATACAGCGTGACGCTGAGGATTTTGTACAAGATATGTACATCAGACTATCTAGATATCCTGACTTATATGAAAAGGTCATTGATGACAAAGGAAATGTAAGAAAAGGTTATTTATTCTTTACGCTAAGAAGTATAGTTTTAAATGATATTAAATTAAAGAAAAACAATATCTATAAGACTTATACTGACGGAAATCACTCAGAGATTGACTTTGATGAGATTATACCTTACGAGAATGGTGACCCTTATAGAGAAGCTATAGAAGAGTTGGAACGTAGAATGTATGAAGTTGTAGCAGAAGAGCTACATTGGTTCGATGCTTTGCTATTTGAGAAATACCTTAAAGGAGGTAAAACTTTTAAACAGTTAGCAGAAGAGTCAGGGCTTGGAACTCAGACTATATACAGAACTATGAAAAAAGCTAAGATAGCTATAGCTGAAGAGCTAAAAGAAGAGTACGAGAATTTTATTAATAACTATAAATCTAAAAAGTAATGGAAAATTTAAATCAAAGAGTTTTTGAATTATTTGACGAAGGAGTATCTGCAAGTAAGATAGCTCAGAAACTTAAAGTAAAAAAGTCAGTAGTAAATGATATCTTAGGAGGAGCTAACGATAAGGGTCTTGGTGATAAGATTGAGAAGATTACAGAAGCTACAGGAATTAAAGCTGTTGTAGAAGCTATAACTGACGATTGCGGATGTGCTGCACGTAAAGAGAGCTTAAATAAGCTGTTTCCTAACCGTAAATTAAACGACTTAAGTATTGAGTCTTATGAATGGCTAAAAGCTTGGTTTTCGCAGCCTAGAAGCGCTGTAAAGCCTTCAGAGCAACAAAAGTTAGTAGATATCTATAACGAGGTATTTAACGCCAAGAGAGTTGTTTCTAACTGCTCACCTTGTATAGCTAGTGTTAATCGTGAATTAAAGAAAATTTATGAAGCTGCAGAAGTTACAGAGTAAGGAGGTGGTCACTACTAAAGACCTTAAGAAACTAAGTCTAACAGACCTTAGAAAGTTTGCAGACCAAATGGCTACAAAACTTTTGTTTATGCATTCTACAGGTAAACAAGACACTGAGAAATACAACAGAGCTTGTGGTGAATTATATCACTTATCAGAGTTAATTAAGGAAAAGGAATTACTGAAAAAGAGTAAGTAAACCCCTGAAGTTAAGGGAGGTGTAAAAGCCTCCTTAAACTTTTTTAATAAAAAGCTTGCGTATGTCGTTTTAATTTTGTACGTTTGCACTATAAATAATTAAAAATATGAATTTACTAGAAAAATTAAGACCAATTTATCAGGACAAATTATCTAAATCAAATTTAGAATACCCTGATACTGTAGCTCATATAGTAGATAGCTTAGAGCAACACAACGAAGTTAACGATTTGCCTTATGGCGTTTTCGCAGAGCTTAAACTAATGACTGACACATTTTGTGTTTCACCTTACGAATTTTTTAACCTTTAATAAATAATATGAAAAAAGATTTTAGACCTAGATTAAGTGGACAGAAGTTAGCAAACTTCGAGTTCTTTAACAACAAAGAAAGTAGAGTACTAGTTATTGGTGACTTACACGCTCCTTTCGATTTAGACGGTTACTTTGACCACTGCGTTGAAGTATATAATAGATACAATTGTAATCAAGTTGTATTTATAGGTGATGTTATAGATAATCACTATAGTTCTTATCACGAGACAGACGCTAATGGTCTTGGAGGTGCTCAAGAATTAGAGTTAGCTATTGGACGTCTTAAACGTTGGTATCATCAATTTCCTGACGCTCACGTCACTATTGGTAACCACGATAGAATCATTATGCGTAAGGCTCAAAGCTCTCAAGTTCCTGCTAAGTGGATTAAGGAGTATAAGGAAGTATTAGAGACTCCTGAATGGAAATTTGTAGTATCTGTAGATATTGACGGTGTTCATTATATTCACGGAGAAGGAGGTACAGCTAAAACCAAGTGTAGAGCTGACATGCGTTCTACTGTACAGGGTCACTTACATACTCAAGCTTACACAGAGTATTTTGTAGGAGCTAACTCTAGAGTTTTTGGAACTCAGGTAGGATGTGGTATAGACCACGAGAAATACGCTTTCGCATACGCTAAAGCAGGTAAGAAGCCTGCAATAGGTTGTGCTGTTGTAATCGGTGGACGTACTGCTGTTAACGAACTAATGGAGTTAGGTAGTAATGAATAAAGCAGATAAAAGAAAAGCAACGCCAATATTTTCAGGAGTATTGGCTTACTTTCCTGATGCATTAGGAGAGATAGCTAGATGTAGTTTAGCAGGTCAAATGCAACATAATCCTGACTTACCTTTAGCTTGGGATAGGTCTAAGAGTGGTGATGAGTTAGACGCTCTTACAAGACACCTAATCGAGGCAGGTACAATGGATGATGACGGAATGCTGCATAGCACTAAAATAGCTTGGCGTGCACTTGCAAACTTACAGAAAGAACTAGAATCACGTGGAGAAGCTCCACTAAGTAAATATAATAAATAAACAATAAATTAAGTTAAAATGAGAAAAATCGAGAAAAACTTCAATGAATTAATGTTAATAGCTTTGATTGCTTTTGTACCTTTAGCAATAACTAGCTGTGCTCCTGATGAGTGTAGAGAAACCTATAAAGTAGTAGAGGTGTCAGCTAGACAAGCTGTATCAACTGTAAACCTTAGCGGAATGACAGGTAACGTAACACTAAACCCTTCAGATGCTACTAACGGAGAAATTCAAACTACAGGAGACGCAAATCTTAATGGCTTTAAACTTAAAGTAGTTAACGTTAAATTAACTATTAATGGAAATCTAAATGGTGGAGGTAGAGTTAGAACTCAAGGCTCTAACGCTGTTATCTGTGTTACAGGTAGTATTCAAAATAACCCTGATACT